TGTTGCTTTGGGTCTTGTTGCTCCTGCTGCTACTGCCGCAGAACTCAATATTGAGGATGTCAGCAAGTACTCTTCTGTTGAACAGGTAACAAGCGTTACTCAATTCTCTGATGTTCAACCTACCGATTGGGCATACCAAGCACTCAGCAATCTTGTTGAGCGTTATGGTTGCGTAGCAGGTTATCCTAACGGCACCTATGGTGGTGGTAAGGCAATGACTCGTTACGAAGCAGCAGCACTGCTGAATGCTTGCCTCGATCGTGTAACTGAAGTCACCGATGAGCTTCGTAAACTTCAGGCAGAATTCAAAGAAGAACTGATTGTTCTCCGTGGTCGTGTAGATGGTTTGGAAGCAAAGGTTGGTGTTCTTGAGGCAACTCAGTTCTCTACCACTACCAAACTGAAGGGTGAGGCTACCTTTGTTCTGGGTGGAGTTCCTGGACTTGAAACTAATGCTGGTGGAAACGTTGGCAACACCGCATTTAATTATGATGTCCGTCTGAACTTTGACACTTCGTTCACTGGTCGTGATCTCCTTCGCACTCGTCTGCGTTCTGCTAACTTCAGCAGTGATCCTTTCGGTTCTTCGTCTTCCCTGTTCAAACTGGACAAGGCAGACAACACTACTGCTCTGACTGGAGACAATGTTGTTCTTGATCGTCTCTACTATCAGTTCCCTGTGGGTGATAGTGTGACTATTACTGCTGGTCCTAAGGTTCGTAACACTGAGATGGCATGGGTTCCTTCTGCTTATAAGTCGGAAATCCTTGACTTCTTCCAAGTTGCTGGTGCTCCTGGTGTCTATAACAAGGCAACTGGTGCTGGTGTTGGTGCTCAGTATGTTGGCAAAGGTGGATTCGTTGCTGGTCTGAACTATGTTGCCGAGAATGGTGAAGATAGTTCCACTGGTGTCTTTGATTCCGAAGGTGCTCTGAACTTCATTGCTCAGGTAGGTTACAAAGGATCTAACTGGGGTGTTGGTGCTGGTTATCGTTATGGTTCTGAGGGCACCCGTCCTCGCACCTACAATGGTCTCCTTGGTGCCTCTGGTGCTCTTGTAGATGGTCAAGAATCCAATGCCATTGCTCTTAACGCATATTGGCAACCTTCTGAATCTGGTTGGGTTCCCTCCATCAGTGCTGGTTACGGATATAACTTCGTAAATGGTACTACTGGTGCTACCGATGCAACTGATTCGGATTCCTGGTTCGTTGGTCTTCAGTGGGCAGATGCGTTTGTTGCTGGTAACACTGCTGGTGTTGCTGTTGGACAGGCACCTTCTGCTGAAACCGCTGGTGTATCTGATGCTACGATGCTTGAGTTCTTCTACAAGTTCCAAGTTACTGACAACATCAGCATCACTCCTGCTCTGTTCTACGTTGAAAACAATCAGCGTTATCAGGACAGCAGCAAGTGGGGTGGTGTAATCCAGACCAAGTTCACGTTCTGATAAATCACTCATAATCTGAGTGGAACCACCTCTTCTTGGGGTGGTTTTTTATTGACTACATAAAACAGATTACTTTTTAATATATGAAGGCATTAGTAACTGGTGGAGCAGGTTTTATTGGTTCCAATCTTGTAGATAAACTTTTAGAAATGGGTCATGAGGTTGTTGTAATTGACAACGAGAGTTCTGAATGTAATGGGGAGTTTTACTGGAATGAAAGCGCGATTAATGCTAAATTTGATATTGCCGATTATATTAATACTCGGCCTCTTTACAATGATGTTGATGTAGTATTTCATCTTGCCGCAGAGGCAAGAATTCAACCTGCAATTGAAAATCCCATTCGTGCAGTAACTACTAATTGTGTCGGTACTTGCACAGTTCTTCAATGTTCAAGAGAGGCAGGAGTTAAGAGAGTTATATACTCCTCCACATCTTCTGCGTATGGTAGAAATGAACCTCCATGCATAGAAACAATGACTGAGGATTGTTTAAATCCATATTCAGTATCAAAGGTTGCGGGAGAAAAACTCTGTAAGATGTATTATGAATTGTATGGATTAGAAACGATTATATTCAGATACTTTAATGTTTATGGTGAACGTCAACCACTCAAGGGACACTATGCTCCTGTAATTGGATTGTTCCTGAGGCAAGCAGAAGATGGAGAACCACTGACGATTGTGGGAGATGGTGAACAACGTAGAGATTTCACTCATGTATCTGATGTTGTAAATGCAAACATCATGGCGTCTTGTTCAAAATATTCTAAAGGAACAACTGCAGATCCAAGAACTTTTGGTCAGGTTTATAATGTTGGAACTGGAAAAAATCATTCAGTAAATGAAATTGCCAATATGATTTCGGATAATCAAGTAAATATATCTGCAAGACCTGGAGAATCCAGAGAAACTCTTGCCGATAATAAAAAGATGCTCCATACGTTTGGATGGTCTCCAAAAGTATCAATTGATACTTGGATTGAGACGCAGGTTAGGAAACCCGTACAGATTGGTTCTTGACAAAACTTTACAAACCCTATATACTATTGTTGTAAATCGTTACAAAACTACAATGACAGTAACAACGAATGAATTTGGTCAGCAAAATATGTGGGCCAAGGAACCTGAAATGGTTTATCAGGAATATCACCGCAAGGGTCTTATGACCCCTATGCAAACTACCGAGATGTATAATGGACGTTGGGCAATGGTCGGCATTATTGCTGGTGCTATTTCTTATGCTATCACTGGTAAGCTCTTCTTCGGAATCTTCTGATGACTGAACTTATTTGGACAGTGACTTCGGTTGCTTTTTTAGTGACTCTATGCTATGCTGTGGAGAACCTTGCTGAAACTTACTGATGATTGGAAATCTTGAACCAGAAGAAAATGTAATGTCTAAAAGTAATTGGTTAGTAGATCTGACAATTGCTCTTCAACAACTTCAAGACGAATGCGATTGGTCTAGCGATGATGAACTTAAAGTTTGCATCGCAGGCACCTTAAAAAAAGACAAATTTATTGTTATTCAAAACACTACTAAAAGAGGAGAAACAAAATGAAATTCGGATTCACCCCTGAGGCAGAGATCCTCAATGCTCGCCTGGCAATGCTCGGTTTCGTCGTTGCTGTAGGCACATATCTCACCACTGGACAAATTATTCCAGGTGTTTTCTGAAATTAGGAGAGTAATTTATGGAACCTAATAAGCGTCTTGCTGAATATGAATTTGTCTTCCGTGAAAACGGAGAATTCATAACTAAAAAAACATCAGAAGTTATTGGTGGCAAAAGAGTAATTATCTTTAGCCTTCCTGGTGCTTTTACTCCAACTTGCACTAACTATCAACTTCCTGGATTTGATGATCTTTATGATGAGTTCAAGAAGCAAGGTATCGATGACATCTACTGCATTTCTGTAAATGATGGATTTGTCATGAATGCCTGGGCAAAAGAACTCGGTATTGAAAATGTAAAAATGATTCCAGATGGTAATGCAGATTTTACCGATTACATGGATATGCTTGTTGGTAAGTATAACTGTGGATTTGGTGAAAGGTCTTGGCGTTATGCAATGGTAGTTGATGATATGGTTGTCGAGAAAATGTTTATTGAAAAGGGTAAGTGCGATGACGCAACTGAAGATCCTTACGAAGAAACAACCCCAGTCAAACTCCTTGAATATGTAAAATCAAGGCAAACAGTTTCTGTTTGAAATATGAAACAAAGGAGGGTTTATTCCCTCCTTTTTTTATAAATACGGGTAGGTTGTTGAGATATAAAAAATGAAAATAGATCTGCATGATTTTTTCGTGCATTACGATGAAGAGAATCCAAAACATAAGGCAGCAATTGATGAATTGGAATCAAAATTGCCACCTGAGTTTTTAGATGATCAAGCAAATTGGGTTAGAATTTTTAGAACAAAGATAGCAAAAGCAATATTAGATGTTCCTTGGTTTCCCCAAACCGACAACTTTACTCAACCAAATAGAACATGCAATTCTTCATGCTCTGCAATGTTCTTAGAATATTTCAAACCAGGAACTCTTAAAGGTCCAAAGGGAGATGATCAATATTTGAGAAAATTATTTTCTTTTGGCGATACTACAGATCATGGAGCACAGACAAGAGCACTTCAATCATTTGGACTTAATTCCGAATTTAGAAATAACTTAGGATTTGCAGATCTTGATAGGGAATTGAAAGAACAAAGACCAGTTGTAATTGGAGTTAAGCATAGAGGATCATTGTCATATCCTACTGGTGGACATATGGTTGTTGTAATTGGAAAAACCCCCACGGGTGATTATGTTGTGAATGATCCGTATGGATCTTGGAATGACAGATATACTGGTCCCGTGACAAATGGTAGGGGTGCTATTTACAAAGTCAATGATTTGAAGTATCGTTGGTTATGTGATGGTCCGAATGCGGGATGGGGTAGAGTATGGAAACCATAAGATTTGAAGATGCAGCAGAAAGCTTTAAGGGTTTGCCGCATCAAAAGAAGGCATGGGATTTTTTGCAAAAATCAATTCATAAAGAAATCTTAGATGAGTTTGCAAGAATTTATAGAGATGGACCAAAGGTAAATTATCTTGTCGATCTTCCAAAATCTGGTGTTGATTTGATAAAGCAGTTTGAAGGATGTGAATTGAAGGCATATTACGATCCTCTTTCTGGTGGATTGCCCATTACAATTGGGTGGGGTTCTACGAAGAGATTGAATGGAACTTCCTTCAGAATTGGAGATAGAATTACGCAGCAAGAAGCAGATGAACTTTTTGCTAAAACTTTAAAGAAAGAATATCTTCCAGCATTGCAAAAGATTCCATTTTGGAATGAAATGAGTGAGAATCAAAAAGGAGCACTTCTTTCCTTTTGTTATAATATGGGACCCAACTTCTACGGGAATAAAAATTTTGCAACTATCTCATTTGTTTTGAAAAATAAACAATGGCATAAAGTTCCAGAAGTACTTTATATGTACAGAAATCCAGGTACATCAGTGGAACCTGGACTGGCAAAACGTAGAAAAGCAGAGGGATACCTCTGGGAAATGGGAATGAAAAATAAATAACTAAACAACATAAAAATCATGGAAGATCAAATAGCATTACAAGGTGATGAAAATTTAAAATCGAGTCAGCAAGCACAGGATCTTTCTCCCTATTCTCCTGGTTATGCTGCTCGTTTTCCTGGTGGATACACACCAGTAGGTGAGGGAGTAGATAACACTCCAGTAGAAACTGCACCATCAAGTAATGTTGGTGTAGTTGAAGTTACGACAGATACAGATCTTTCTAATCCTGCATTGGAATCTTTTGGATCTTCTGGGGATAATGTGATTTTGAGAAACATCACCCCAGCAGAAGCATTCAAAGCTTATGGAATAGATATCACACCAGTTCAGACAAATGGAATCTCTTTTAATCCTGATACTATATCTTTTGGGAGTGGGAATAATGTTGACGACAGCATTGTTGTTGGCGATCTACCAGAACAAGAACCGCCTGTAGACCCCCCCACTCCACCAGTTGATCCTCCCGTGGACCCCCCTGTTCCACCAGTTGATCCTCCCGAAGATCCAGAGGAACCTGAAGATCCAGAAGATCCAGAAGATCCAGAAGATCCAGAAGATCCAGAGGAACCTGAAGATCCAGAAGATCCAGAAGATCCAGAAGATCCTGAGGAACCTGAAGATCCAGAAGATCCAGAGGAACCTGAAGATCCAGAAGATCCAGAAGATCCAGAGGAACCTGAAGATCCAGAAGATCCCGAAGACCCTGAGGATCCAGGCAGAGGTAATCCTGGCAATGATAAAGAAGTTGGAAACTCACCTTGGGATGGAGAAACTGGAGCATCAGATAATCCAGGCAAAGGCAATCATCAAGATGGACAAGACCCCGAATCAAACCAACCTCCAGGTGATTCAAAAAATGACGGAGGACAAGATAATAATTCTGAAAATCCTCCTAATAATGGAGGAGGTAAAGGAGGAAATAATGGATGGGGGAATGGAGATCAAGATCCTCCAGGTAATTCTGGACCTCATAACAACGCTGAAAATGATGGAAATTCAATTGCAGATGTTATTGATCGATTTGTAGAAGAACATCCAGGGCATAATTTCTATCAAGACATTATTGAAAATGAAATTTACGAAGATCAATACATTGATAATTCTTATGATGTAATAGATGACTTCAGTTCACATATGCCAGAAATTCCTTATGAAGAATCTTCTTATTTCGATCAAAGTTGATCAGTCATATAAGGTTCTGCTAACCCTTCATTAATTAATTGTTCGTTGAGGGTATTAGGTTCTCCAACAAAATATAACCAACCCAGTAATCTTCCGTACTTTTCTTCTTTTACGAATTTTACGATTAACTCTTTACCCTCAATATTACTCAAACGGTCTTGCATCCATGCTTTGGATTTGAGACCTTTTTCTTTTTCTTCTGGATTTGTAGTTCTTGTTTCTGGAGTATTGACTCCTGCTAAACGAACTTTATCACAAAGAGTCAAATGAAACCCTAAATCGATTTCAACCTCAACAGTATCACCGTCAATAACTCTTTTAATGCTTTTTACTTTGTAGTCGTACATTTTTTTGCTCCTTTTTTCCAAACTCTACGAATTGAAGAACGAACTTCTGGTGGTTGAAGTTTGCTCCTGACGTTTCTGTTTTCATTAAAAAAACCATCATTGGTCAGAAGACGAATGATGATTATGATCGGAAGAATTAGTTTCTTCATTATCCCAGATAAGAACTTTATAGATTACCCAAGATGTTCCAGCTAAACCGACTGAAAGAAGAATAATAACAGACCAAACAACATCTCCACCAGTTAATGTATTCATTTTTTATGTTTTAGTGAATCAGCAATACCTAAAATAGAACCAGAAATTGAATATAATTCTTGAATGTAACTTGTTTTATCAAATTCCTCAAGAGAACTGTATTCCCCAAAAGTTCTTTCGATATTTATGGCAGATTGTAATAATTCTTTTAAAAGATTTTCTTCTTTTGAGGTGATTGCATCACCTACAACGTCTGGAAAAACATCAGCAACATATGCCATTCTTGCACATGTTTGATGGGGATATTCGTTTTTATTTAAATGAATTGCTATATCTTCTACGATACTTCCAAGATCATAAGTCCATTCTGCAATTTCTTTCCTTTTTTTGGAATTGAAGAATTTATCTTTGAGATCTTTTAATGAAGAACCGATAGAAATTAAAATACCAATTGCTTCTAATGTTTCAATTATCATAGTATTTAAATAAACTATTTTTTCTTCCCACCGTTCTTTGCTTTCTTGGCAGTAGCATTGCCAGAATTTTGTTTTGACTGCTTTCCGCCAGCAGAACCTTTTTTGCCCTTGTTTGCAGATTTTGCCACTGCGGTGCTCCAAATAACACTCAAATATTTATAAAAAGGTGGTTTCTATTTATACTGTGCCACTTAGGCAATTGGACCTATTGACAGGGATTGCTGACAGTGTTATTATAAATACATCAACAAGTTAAGGAATGTAAAGTTTCTTAAAGATTGTGCTCCCGTTAACCGAGACCTAAGGGAGGGTAAATACGTCTCTCATATCCCCGCTGAGGGTGCGGGGAGCATAGTAACTCCACCATGTCCCTGATGGTCTTACTACTTTTTTAAAACAATGACTGCTACAATTTCACAACAACGACAATCGAATACTTGGGAACAGTTCTGCAATTGGATTACTTCTACCAATAACCGCATCTATGTTGGTTGGTTTGGTGTGCTGATGATCCCTTGTTTGCTTGCTGCCACGACTTGCTTCATTATCGCATTCATCGGTGCTCCCCCTGTGGACATTGACGGCATCCGTGAACCCGTTGCTGGTTCTCTAATGTACGGAAACAACATCATCTCTGGTGCCGTTGTTCCTTCTTCTAATGCGATTGGTCTGCACTTCTATCCCATTTGGGAAGCTGCATCTCTTGATGAATGGCTTTATAACGGTGGACCTTTCCAACTTGTTGTATTTCACTTCCTCATCGGCATCTATGCTTATATGGGACGTGAATGGGAACTTTCTTACCGTCTAGGTATGCGTCCTTGGATCTGCGTTGCTTACAGTGCTCCTGTTGCTGCCGCATCTGCTGTATTCCTGGTCTATCCTTTCGGTCAAGGTTCTTTCTCTGATGCGATGCCTTTGGGTATCTCTGGCACCTTTAACTACATGCTTGTCTTCCAAGCAGAACATAACATCCTGATGCACCCCTTCCACATGCTTGGAGTTGCTGGTGTGTTCGGTGGTTCACTCTTCAGTGCTATGCACGGTTCACTGGTGACTTCTTCACTGGTTCGTGAAACTACTGAAACCGAATCTCAGAACTATGGTTACAAGTTCGGTCAAGAAGAAGAGACCTACAACATTGTTGCTGCTCACGGGTATTTCGGTCGTCTGATCTTCCAATATGCTTCGTTCAACAACTCTCGTTCACTGCACTTCTTCCTTGCTGCCTGGCCTGTTGTAGGAATCTGGTTTACTGCTCTTGGTGTTAGCACCATGGCATTCAACCTGAATGGTTTCAACTTCAACCAGAGCATCATTGATGGTCAGGGTCGTGTGCTCAACACTTGGGCAGATGTTCTGAACCGTGCTGGACTGGGAATGGAGGTAATGCACGAGCGCAATGCTCACAACTTCCCTCTGGACCTTGCTGCTGCTGAGTCAACTCCTGTTGCTCTCACTGCACCTGCCATTGGTTGATATAAAACTGAATAACTGATATAATTAAGAGGGTATAACAACCCTCTTTTTTTATGTCTCATAATCCTCAGCACGAACCTATGGAACCCTGGGTAATCTGGGCAGGCATAGGTATGATGATATTTACGATCCTTGTATTTGTTCTGTTCACTCTCGGTCAGATTTATTGGGGATGAGCACTAATACCCATTGACTTCTTTGTTAAGAAGTGTTAACATAAATATGTTAAATCAATGAGGAGGCTATGGTTTCATCTACGCTCACACAATCAAATTCACAAAGGGGGTGGTTCGATGTCTTGGACGACTGGCTTAAGAGAGATCGTTTCGTTTTTGTTGGCTGGTCTGGACTTCTTCTTTTTCCCACTGCTTATCTTGCTCTTGGTGGTTGGCTTACTGGGACAACTTTCGTTACGAGTTGGTATACTCACGGGTTGGCAAGTTCCTATCTGGAGGGTGCAAACTTTCTTACTGCGGCAGTTTCTACTCCAGCAGATTCTATGGGTCATTCTCTTCTGCTTCTCTGGGGTCCTGAGGCTCAAGGGGATATCGTCAGGTGGTTCCAACTTGGGGGACTCTGGCCTTTTGTGGCACTCCACGGAGCTTTCGCTCTAATTGGATTCATGCTTCGGCAATTTGAGATTGCCCGTCTTGTAGGCATTCGTCCTTACAACGCAATCGCATTCTCTGGTCCTATTGCAGTATTTGTTTCCGTATTCCTGATGTATCCACTGGGTCAATCCAGTTGGTTCTTTGCTCCCTCATTTGGAGTCGCAGCAATCTTCAGGTTCCTTCTGTTCCTTCAGGGTTTCCACAACTGGACTCTCAACCCCTTCCATATGATGGGAGTTGCTGGTATACTGGGTGGAGCACTGCTCTGTGCCATTCACGGAGCAACTGTAGAAAACACTTTGTTTGAAGATAGTGAACAAGCAAATACGTTCAAGGCATTTGAACCGACGCAAGAGGAGGAAACTTACTCTATGGTTACGGCAAACAGGTTCTGGTCTCAGATTTTTGGTATTGCCTTTAGTAATAAGCGTTGGCTACATTTCTTTATGTTATTTGTTCCCGTTATGGGTCTTTGGACTTCTTCTATTGGGATTATCGGACTGGCTTTGAATCTTCGTGCTTATGACTTTGTAAGTCAGGAGATTCGTGCTGCTGAGGACCCTGAGTTTGAAACGTTCTACACCAAGAACATTCTACTCAATGAAGGTCTTCGTGCTTGGATGGCACCAGTAGATCAACCTCATGAGAACTTTGTGTTCCCCGAGGAAGTTCTGCCAAGAGGTAACGCACTGTGAACCCTCAGTATATTCTATACTTGGTTCTCTTTGTATTTGCTTTAATCGTTATTCTCAATGAGGATCACGATAATGATGATGACCAAGATGGGGGCATTTTGCAACCCGTCTATTCCCAAGGACAAAGTTGAAAATAAATAAAGGAGTTCCAAAAGAACTCCTTTTTTATGCTCCTAATACTCGCAACCTTTATTGCCTTCGGGATTTTTATGTTTGTATTGTCCATTGCACAAGACATATAATTATAATTATGTAAAACTTTTATATTTTTATGAAACTCTGGATGTTATGTAATCGTCTCACAAAGGAAACTTACGAGAGAGATCGATTTATAGAAGAATCAAATAAGTATGGTATCGATTTTTCTGTAGTTTATGCGGACGAAATTGATTTAATTGTTTCTCGGGATGATAGGAAATCAATTCGATATCTTAATGATGCCGTTGCTCTCCCCGATGTAGTTCTTGCTCGGACAGGAAGTAGCACTGGATATTATAATCTTTCCGTGCTTCGTCAGTTTGAAAGGTTGAATGTTCCTACACTTCCCAATTCAAATTCAATTGAAGCCGCAAAGGATAAGATGTATGCCATGCAAATCTTTGGGCAGGCCGGACTTCCTATTCCTAAAACAATGCTTACTCGTTTTCCAAGTAATAGTGATTTGGTTGAAAAGCAAGTAGGGTTTCCTTGTGTTATGAAAGTTGTCACAGGATCTCATGGTGCTGGAGTTTACCTTTGTGAGAACGCAAAACAATTTGAGGATCTTTCGGAACTTATTTCATCAATAGATTTTAAAAGTTCTATGATTGTTCAAGAATATATTGATCAATCGAGGGGACGAGATATTCGTGTAATTGTTGTTGGTGGTAGAGTAATTGGTGCAATGCAAAGGAAATCAGTTGATGGATCTTTTAAAGCGAATATATCCAGAGGTGGAGTGGGAGAAGGTATAGAAGTAGATGATCAGATGGAACTTTTGGCAATTCAAGTTGCTAAAGTTCTTGATCTTGATATTGCCGGTGTTGATCTTTTATTTCATGAGGATGGATATAAAATCTGTGAGGCAAACTCTGCTCCGGGGTTTAGGGGATTTGAAGAAGCACTTGATATCAATGTTCCGCAGAAGATTTTTGATTATGCTAAGCTTAGATCTAAAGAATAAATAAGATAAAAAATCAATAAAACTATCGATTTACTATGAGTGAAGATATTAGTATTTTATTTTTGGATGAAAATAAAGAAAAAATTTGGGAAACTGATTATATTGTAGATACGTTAATGCCACTATCTGCAAATAAAATAGCATCATTTTTAAGTGTAGTTGATGGAATTTATACAATAAATGAAATCAAATATGATATTTTAGTTTTTAACTGCAGAAAACATACTTTGAATGATGTTTTATATGTTGTAAAAAAAGTAAATCCAAAGATAATAATTTCATTGTCCGATGAATACAAACATGAAGATTTGAATGAATTTAATGTTTTGGGTAAATATTGTAATTTATTTTTAAGGCAATATCATCATAAAGGATATACTTACACAGAAAATACTTTTCATATTCCATTGGGTTATTGTAATGGAGCTGGAATTAATTTTATGGATAGGTTGCCAACCCCATTAAATGAATTTAAAAAACCAAAAGATAGGCAATATTCTTGGTCTTGGATGGGTGATCTAAAAGCTGATAGGTACGATATGCTAATGGCTTTTGCTGCAATACCAAAACAGTCATATTCTGTTCATACCATCTCAAAAGATGAAATGATTGATAAGTATTTAAATTCTGTGTTTGTTCCTTGCGGTAGAGGTAATTCAACTTTAGATTGTTACAGATTGTATGAAGCATCAATGTGTGGTGCAATTCCAATCGTTGCCGGTCCTGCACATGAAATAGAAAGCACTTTCAAATATGAAAATAACCCACCATGGATTTTTGTTTCTGATTGGAATGAAGCCGTTCATGAATGTACAGTTCTTTTGACTAATTTTAAAAAATTAGAAAAGAAGCAAGAAGAAATTTTAAATTGGTGGAAATGTAGGATTATGACAATATCTGAGAAAATATCAGATGCTTTAAAAAAAGATCTTCCAGATAATGATGTTGAACGTGATATTAAAATAGATCATTATTGGCAGAGAGATGATTTATTTGATGAAGATTGGTTTTCTTATCAAAATCTATACACAAGAGTTGCCAATGAGTTCCCAAATGGAAGTAAATTTGTGGAGGTCGGATGTTGGAAAGGAAGATCCACGTCATATCTTGCTGTAGAAATATCAAATTCAAAAAAGGATATTGATTTTTATTGTGTGGATACTTGGGAGGATTCGGAAATTTATAAAAAGTTTTTGAATAATATGCGACCAGTTGAAAAAAATTATTTTCCATTGAGAATTAGTTCTGAAGATGCATCCAAAAAATTCAAAGATCGATCTTTAGATTTTGTATTTTTAGATGCATCTGAAGATTATGAAAATGCAAAGAAAGACATTGAAAATTGGTTGCCAAAAATTAAGCCCGGTGGAATACTGGCGGGACATGATTATTATCCAGAAGGAATGCATGATTGGTTTCCCGGAATCAAACAGGCTGTTAATGAAACTTTAAGTGGATTTTATACCGAAGATCTATGTTATGTTTATAGAGTTCCTTATGATGACAAGAAAAAGTTTGAAGAGTTTCCTTCTGTGAATTTTATTAGTATTGAAGAAACTCAAGATCGAAGAGATTTACTTTATGATAAATTTGAACAATATGGAATTACCAAAGTTACTCCGCACATTTATAAGAAGTATGATGATAATGAGCATGTAATAAAATCAGATTTACTTAATAGATTAAGTATGGGAAGTAGAGGACCAGTAACTTCTCATTTAAAAACTATTAAAAAATGGTTAACTGAAACTGACGAATTATATACCATAATTTGCGAAGATGATTTGGGATTTGATACTGTTAAATATTGGAACTTTACGTGGAAACAATTTTTTGAATCTATCCCAGAAGATTGGGGTTGTGTTCAATTATGTTTACTTAGAGAACATTATCATACATTTTCTATAGGACTTAGAAGTAGATGTTGGTGTGATTGGTCTGGATGCATCTATTTGATAAGTAGAAAACATGCACAGAAAATAATTGAAACATATTATCCAGATGATGAATTTAATTTAAATTATTCCGGAAAAGATTTGGGAATTAGGCCAGAATGGGCTAGAGTTCCTGTAATTGAAACAATCATTTACTCAGATTTGTCCAAAGTTTACATGTGTCCATTATTTGTTGAAGATGTGAACCAATGTCCATCGAGTTATATTGATGCTATGGGAGTTAGGACAGGGGAGACAAATCAATATCATCATGTTTCTTATCACGAAACGATGCGATGGTGGAGAGAATATGCTTGCACGAAACAAGCAAATGAGTTAAAATGCAATTGAACTAAATAAGTTTTCTTTCAAATTGAAATATGAAATTTACTGTATATTCAAAAAATGGTTGCCCTTATTGTGAAAAAATTCAAAAGGTCTTAGAAATATCTAAACTAAATCATACAGTGCATTTTTTAGATTGCGATTTTACTAAGGAAGAGTTTATTATTGAATTTGGTGAAAATAAATCTTTTCCTCAGGTAATTTTGCATGATCATACTGGTGATGTTTATTTGGGTGGATGTATTGAAACTGTAAAATTTTTAAAAGAACAAAATATTGTAAATTAATTAATGTCTAATAATGAGAAAAGGCATCTAAATAAGAAAGAACCACATATTAATCGTGGTTTTGAGTTAATGTTACGTCACAATAGTAGGAGGGAGATTGCTGCACCCAAAACCTTTTCTTTTAGTTTTGGAAAAGTGATATCTCTCCTCAATAGAGAGATACAAGTAAATTTTGATTTCGGTTTGAATATCAAAAAAAAGTAACTCTCTACTGGAGGAAAAAACATGGAAACTCTGCCATTTATTGTAACATTTACAATAATGTTTACCTTGATGTTTTTTGTCCTTGGAGGAATTGTGGGATGGATAGCAAAGGACTTTTTAAACGAAAAGTTTTTTAAATTACCTCATAACATACACCCAGAAATGCTTGACGAAAACGGAAACATATTGCCAGATGAAACCTTAGCTGTAAATTTTTACCCTGAAAAATACTATGACTACGAAGACGAAGACGAAGATTGAATGGTCCATACCAAAATTACAACCAAATCCATTCATGCATGAAATTCTTGAAGCAGTTTCTAAGCAAAGGACAGTTGCACAAAAAGTAGAAACACTTCAAGCATATAAAAACCCTGCTCTCACCACAATTCTTATCATGAATTTTGATGAGAGCGTAATTTCTATTCTTCCAGAAGGAGATGTTCCTTATGCTGGAGTAGATGAACAAACTTCTGTTGGTGGAAATCTCACCGATCTTGTAAATAGTAAAGCTAAAAATCAAGGTTTAAAAACTAGTGGTTACTATGGAACAGAAGATTTTGTAGAAGATAAAAATAAAACTTCCATTCGCAATGAGTATCAGAATTTTTATATTTATTGTAGAGGTGGAAATAATGGAATTACTCAGATGAGAAAGGAAACAATGTTTATTAACATGCTTTCTGGACTTCATCCTTTTGAAGCGCAAATTATGATTTTGGTGAAGGATAAGAGATTGCAAGATAAATACAAAATAACGAGAGAGATTGTATCTCAGGCTTATCCTGAAATTACTTGGGGAGGTCGGTCTTGAATGCAAACCTGGAGGTAGATATTGCTATGGAATCATGGTCTTCCGAAGAAAAAGCTAATTTACCTTCCAAGTATGGTTGCACCATACTGCTTGAAAGAGCAAGCATGGAACAATTGAAAGATCCTTCATGGCCATTAGATGCTTATATTATAAAGTATAAGCTTGACGATAAAATCTACATGGATCTTTGTAGAGGTTCAAGAGTTAAGATATTTGATTTATATTATGATAAATTTGGAACAGGAGTCATTCAAGATATTGGATGGGGATACGGAAAAATTAACCCCAAACTCTGGGGATATAAATCACCAGATAGTAAGAAAAAGAGATGAAAGGATTTTTAAATAAACAGGAAAAAGTTAGTAACGTTCAGGCGATTATTAATGAAGCTGAAGTTGTTAAATTGATTAAGAAATATAAGAAACTTAAAAAATTTAAGAAGTCAAATATACACGAAATAAATAAACTCGACGGAAGAGAAGATATTATAGACGAACTTATAAATGAATATATGGAGAATAATCCAGAATAATGGGCAAGCATTACTTACTTAATCTCTACGGATGCTCATTCGTTCTTTTGAACGATGAGCATTTTCTTATTGATCTACTTGAAAATGCAGCAGCAGCAAGTGGAGCAACTGTATGTCAAACGATTTATAAAAAGTTTGATCCTCAGGGAGTTACAGTAATTTGTTTGCTTTCAGAAAGTCATATCAGTATTCACACATGGCCAGAAGAAGGAAAGGCAGCATGTGATGTTTATACTTGTGGTGATTGCCAACCAAAAATTGGATGTGATATAATCATCCAACAACTTTACGCAACTAATCATACATTAAGTTATATTGAAAGGTAATTGTAACAAGTGTTACAAACTGACTTGACTACATAAATAATGAGGATTAGAATGCCTCTACGTTCATTTGCTATCCGCAAATAGCAAACGGAAGTAAGCCGACTCGGAACGGATCGTTCATCTATGGAAGCACTCATTCTAACTTGTTTACAAGCACAATTGATTGTTTCTCGGGTTAATGCACACTCATTGCCAAAGCAGGTCC